CTTCAAAAATTCCCCGGGGGAGTGTTTTACCATGGGTGCGCCAGTAATTAGGGGTAGAAATAGATAGTTAATACTACCACTTTCTCTTATTTTAACTATAGCTCCTTTCGGATAACAGAAAGAATAGTTTCTACCTCTAATTACTGGCACAAAAGTATGGCAAAAGCGATGAAAAGCATGAAAGAGGATGGTAGTTTATGGGAGAAAACTCTACAAAAGTAAAGCGAAAACCGGCTACTACTCCTGAAGAAAATGAAAACGAATGTATTAGTTTAGCATATGACCTAGTAAAAAAGCGATTACGCAATGGGACGGCGACTTCTCAAGAAACAACTCATTTTTTAAAGGCCGGTTCTCGTAAATATCAATTAGAAATTGAAGAATTAAAGAGAAAAAATGATTTGTTAGTAGCTAAAGTGGAAAGTTTAGAATCGCAAAAGCGTGTCGAGGATCTGTATGCTAATGCATTAGCCGCTATGAAAACTTATAGTGGGCAAGGAGATGACAATGAATACGAATATTAGAACGTATTCTGAATTAATAACCATTCCAAGTTTTATAGAACGATATAGATATTTAAAATTAAATTCTAAAATAGGAAATGAGACCTTCGGATTTGATAGATATTTAAATCAGAAATTTTATAAGCTAAAAGAATGGAAAGATGTACGGAATTACGTAATAACAAGAGATAATGGTTGTGATCTTGGTATTGAAGACAGAGAAATTCCAAACGGAGTACAAATAATAATCCATCATATAAATCCTATTGAAATAAAAGACATAAAAAACAAATTAGATTGGATTTTAGATCCAGAATTTTTAATATGCACAACAAAGATAACACATAACGCAATCCACTATGGTGACGAATCAATTTTGTACGGTGAGCCAATAGAACGATTGCCAAATGACACGTGTCCTTGGAGGTAATCAATGGAACAAAACATATTAAATACTATAAAAAAGTTGGTTGGTCCGTCAATAGACTATGGAGCGTTTGATATCGATCTGATCACTCATATTAACACAACGTTTTTTATAGTTTATCAATTGGGTGCTACTGAAGAACCGTTTGTTATACATGACGGAACAGAAACATGGGACGATTTTCATTCGGGGGAAGACCTTGAATTAATAAAAACGTATGTTTATTTAAAAGCGAGGATGTATTTCGATCCACCAACTAACTCAGCTCTTATCTCAGCAATTAATGAACAAATAAAAGAATTAGAGTCGAGATTAAATTATGAAGTAGATTAAAGAAATGTATAAGTATTACAATCCAAATCCTGCGGGGAGGTAAGAGATGAGCGATTATTTAATACATTACAATCACAATCACGATGCTCTTGGAAGATTCACAAGTGGTGTTGGATCTGCAGCTAGAGGTGTTGGTAATTTAACTACCAGAAAATTAAAATCTAGCAAAAGACTTGCTAAAAAAGGCAGTTTAAAAGAAAACGAGTCAACAACGAGAACTAAAAAGTCGAAGCAAGTAAAAGTAAAGAAAGCTAACGAAGTTGTTGCTAATAATAAAGAAAAAGGATCCAAGAGTAACAATACAAAACTATCAGATGCTGATAGGCGTAGACTTGTTGAGTCTGGGTCCTTAAAAGAAGTAACTAAGAACAAGGACAAACTTTCCAATAGAGAATTAGAAACAGCAATAAATAGATTACAGAAAGAAAAAATAACAAGAATGGATCTTGATAAGAAATTATCAGATCTTAACAATCCAGCTAATGAGAAAATAAAGAAAAGCGGAATGCAGCGTATTCAGGAAACTGGCGATGCGCTAAATAAATTCGCTACAGCGGCAGATAGTGCGGTTAAGGCATACAACGTTATGGCCAAAATACATAATACAAGAAACCCTCAGGATAAATGGCCTATCGTTGGACAAAAAGAAGAGCATAAAACATCCGAAAAGATGATGAAAACAATAATGACCGCTAGTGCTGCAGAAGTTTGGGCTAATAGAAGTAAGATGACCAGCGGCGAATATAATAAAGCTGCTCAGCGACTCAAGAACGATCAAGATGTTCAAGCGTATATGAAAAAAGAACAAGAAGAAAGGATATCTAAAATACCGATAACAAATGAAAGCAAAGAAGAACGTAAAAAAAAGAAGTCTTATTACTACGATTCCGAAGGCCGTCGGTATGAGTGGTATTAATAAATAGGTAAATCAAAATGACACTATCAAACACCGCGACTCCGATATATTACGGACAATTTAGAGATGCCGTAATAAGAGGCGAGATTCCAGTTAATAGGGAAATCTCGATGGAGATGAACAGGATAGACGATCTCATAGCTAATCCTGGTGTTTGGTACGACGATCAAGCTATAAATGGTTTTATAGCTTATTGTGAAAACGAATTAACATTAACTGATGGCGGGAATCTCGAACTTCTTGACACATTTAAGCTTTGGGCCGAGCAGATATTCGGTTGGTATTATTTTGTCGAACGAGAAGTATGGCAACCGAATGAGGAAGGTCATGGAGGCCAATATATCAAGAAGATGATAAAAAAGCGCCTAATTAATAAGCAATATTTAATAGTTGCTCGAGGTGCTGCAAAGTCTATGTATGGTTCCTGCATACAAAGTTATTACTTAAATATAGATGTATCGACGACACATCAGATAACAACCGCTCCTACAATGAAGCAATCTGAGGAAGTTTTGTCTCCGATTCGAACTGCTATAACGAGAGCTAGAGGACCCCTGTTTAAATTCTTAACAGAGGGTTCTTTGCAAAATACCACCGGTTCTAGAGCGAATCGACAGAAATTAGCCTCCACAAAGAAGGGTATTGAAAATTTCTTAACCGGTTCCTTACTCGAGATCAGACCAATGAGTATTAACAAGCTACAGGGTTTGCGGTGTAAAGTTGCAACGGTTGACGAGTGGTTGTCCGGAGATATTCGAGAGGATGTAATAGGTGCGATCGAGCAGGGCGCTTCGAAGCTCGACGATTATCTTATAGTTGCTATGAGTTCTGAAGGAACTGTTCGAAACGGAAGCGGAGACACAATTAAGATGGAATTAATGGACATCTTAAAAGGTGACTATATAAACCCACATGTGTCGATTTGGTATTACAAGTTAGATGACGTACAGGAAGTTACTGATCCAGAGATGTGGGTTAAAGCTAATCCAAATCTTGGTAAAACAGTTACATATGAGACATATCAGTTAGATGTTGAGAGAGCAGAAAATGCTCCTGCTGTACGTAACGATATATTAGCAAAAAGATTCGGTATACCTATGGAAGGTTATACCTATTTCTTTACTTATGAAGAAACTCTTCCGCACAGAAAGAAAGATTTCTGGAAAATGCCATGTGCTCTTGGTGGGGATATGTCGCAGGGAGATGACTTTTGTGCGTTTACATTTCTATTTCCATTATCGAATGGTTGTTTTGGAGTTAAAACCAGAAGTTATATCACATCACTTACTCTTCATAAACTTCCTGGAGCCATGAGACAGAAGTATGAAGAATTTATTAAAGAACGTAGTCTTGTCATCATGGAAGGTACTGTTTTAGACATGATGGAAGTATATGAGGATTTGGATCAATATATCGTGGATTCGGAATATGAGGTTATGTGTTTCGGGTTTGACCCATATAACGCTAAAGAATTTGTTGAGCGATGGGAGGCAGAGAACGGTCCATTTGGTGTTGAAAAAGTTCCACAAGGAGCTAAAACCGAAACAGTTCCTCTTGGTGAATTGAAGATTCTTTCCGAAGAACGAATGCTTTTGTTCGATCAGGAATTAATGTCCTTTGCCATGGGTAATTGCATAACATTAGAAGACACGAACGGAAATAGAAAATTAATGAAGAAAAGAAGAGATCAGAAGATAGATAACGTTGCGGCTATGATGGATGCGTATGTCGCATACAAGGCTAACAAAGAGGCTTTTGAATAATATGAGCAAATATCACGCAAACGAATTATTAAATTCCAATAAAAACGATATTCGTCATTGGAAATATATAAAAAAGATTCCGGTAGGTAAAGGCTACCGGTATTTTTATACTTGGGATGAATATCGGGCTTACCTCGCGGACCCAACTGCTGAACTGCAGAAGGTCGGGAATAAAGTACAGAATGAGATTACAAATGCTAGCAAAAAATCCTACCAGCAAGTTCAGAGTCGTGGTCGGAAAGTAGCAGAAAAGCTAGGAACTAAAAAGTCTAAATCTGATGCCAATCTTACAGTCGGGTCAATCAAAGAAAAGAATAGAACCAGAGACCAAAGTTTTAGAGATAGAATAAATAATTTGGCAAAATCTGCTAGTGAAAAATGGAGCCAAAACAAAGAAGCAGTAAGGAAAAGCATAGAAAACGGAAAGAAGAAATTAGAAGATCTTCTGAATCCTATAGATAGCGTTAAAAATAAGATTAAAGAATTAAAAACTAAGAATGATCCAAAACCTTTAGATAGAGAATCACTAGCTAAAAAATATAAGTATATAGCTAAGAAAAAGATAAACGGAAAAACTGTTTATTTCTACTCACAGGATGAATTAAATGCTTGGAATAAGAAGCAAGATTATATCAAAAATGAGCCGAAGTTCATGAAAGATGTTAAGCATTCTGATGTTCCGTATACTTCTGATGAAGATGCTATTTTAGTAAATCCTAAATTTAATGACCCGTGGTCCACGGATTATCAAGTCAATTGTGCAGAATGCACAGCTATATACGAGCTTCGTAGGCGAGGATATGACGTCGAATCTAATGGCGTATCCGGAAATGATACAGAACTGGCTGAAAAATACAACACGGATAAGAGATACGATTTATTTTATAAAGATCCAGAAATTAATCGATTAAAACCTACCGATAACAAGAACGAAGCAGCTAGGGAATTGGAAAGAGAATTCTCTAAATATCCACCAGGTAGTAGAGGTGATATATCATTTAAATGGGATGGTTATAGTTCTGCCCATTCTATAGCTTGGGAAGTGGATTCAAAGGGTAAAGTGCATTTTATCGATACTCAACCATCTGGAAATGGAAACAAAGTTGAGTATGATTTTAAAACTTTAGCAAATGCTATGGACACATCCACTACTTATAAGAGGAAAGATTTTAATGCATCTGATGGAAAAGGCGTGTCTAATTTCTTTAAAGGACAGGAGAAAGTTTCCTCTGTACGTATTGTAAGAACCGACAATTTACAATTAAAACCAGAAATAAAGAAAATTTGTCAGGATTCTAATGGTGTAAAGAATAGACCGTCCACCAAGCCACATTCAAAGTATATAAATCCGTATACGAAAAATAGAAACGATACTATGACTGAAAAAGAAATCGTTACAAAATATCCTAATTTGTATCAACCAAAACAGATAAAGAAATATAATCAATCGGATAAAGAACTTTTAGAATATGATAGAACGCATATAACAATTCGTCATTGATATGACGACGAAAGGAGCAAAATATGACTAAGAATGAAGCTATAGAAAAAGTATTGGAGATAAGGCCTCAGTATAAAGTGTTATCCGTTAAGGAATTAAAAAATTGCTTTGTTGTTGAAACAAGTCCTAAAGATTTCGATGATAATTCCGACGATCTATATATTGGAGGAGCTGTCAGGGTTGATAAGAAGACTGGAAAGATGGGACAATTTAATCCTATTTTAGAAGATAGTTTTTAAAAGGAATCAAAATGAACATATATTATCAAGCAAGTGACGGATCTATAAGATCCCTAGGCGACAATGAGTTAGCACATTATAACCATAATCACGATGCTCTTGGGAGATTTGCAGGATCCGGACTTAATAAAATAGTTAAATACGAGAAAAAATCTCAAAAGGCTCAGATAAAAGCTGGTAAATATACAGCTAAATCTGCAAAGTATCTTAGAAAGTCGGCTAAAAGAGAAAGAAAATTGGCAAAATCCGGATTATGGAGAGAGTCTGAGCTATCTAGAAAACCAGTTAAGTGGCAGTCTAAGGGATATAAATATCAAAAGAAAGCCGCAAAGCAAATGAAGCGGCAAGTTAAATATCAGAAGAAGGCACAGAAATGGGCTAATAAAATAAACAAACGTGTTGGCGATCGACCAATAGCTGATCTTCCAGTTTCATCGCTTTCGAATAAGCAGATATACGCTGGAAGAAAGTACGCCGTTAAATTTGTTTATTAGAAAGGTCAGAAATAAAATATGAACATATATTATCAAGCAAGTGACGGAAATATAAAGTCGTTAGGTGATAACGAATTGGCACATTATAATCACAACCACGACGCTCTTGGGAGATTTGCAGGATCTGTTGGCTCGGTGTCATCCAGAGTTTCTTCCTCACCAAAACAGTATAAAAAACAATTGAATAAATTAAATGCTTTATCTGCTTATGGGCGTGGTAGAGCAATGGAGCAAGAATATAAAAGCGGCAAAGCTAGATCGAAGGGCGATGTGAATACCGCGGCTAAAAAAGCAAAAAAAGCAAAAACTTATAGAGAAATAGCCGCAAAAGCAGATTCAGCTGAGAGACGAATTGTAAAAGAAGCGGTAGCTAAAAATTACAATGTTGGGATGAAACAAGTTAGACGTAATTCTAAAAAAGGAAAAGATATAGCAGCATCATTGGGTTTGGTGCCTATTTATGGCGGTGTTATAGGTGCTGGCGGATATAATCTTGCCGTACGAGCTAAAGATAATCATATTTATAAACAGAGATATAACGGCGAAACGCCGCGAAGCGTATCTGGAACAAAATATTCCGTTTATAAAAATGATGAGAAGAAGAAAAAAGGATCTGTATATAGGTATTAAAGATGAATGATTATTTAGAACATTACAATCATAATCATGATGCTTTAGGTCGTTTTACTGGTAGTGGAGGAGCAAATAAAACAGATAAGGCATTAAATAAATATAGAAAAAAAATATTAAAAAACGATCAAAGATTTATATCAGAGTATGCCAGTACCGCAGCGCTCGAGAGACAAAAAATTAGAAATATTAGAAGATCTGATCAAGATGTTAACGAAATAGCTCTAAATAAAATAGTTAATAAAAATATAGATAGACTTGTAAAAAATGGAGCAAAATATTGTGATAAATATTACAACAAAGGATTTGATTTTAGTAATGAAAAAGATCGAATAGAAATGGCAAAATATTACACAAATATGGAACTCGCCAAAATAAATATAACAACCGCAAATCATTTAAATAAAACATTAAATGGAAGAAATGATTTGGCTAAAGAAGCGGTAACATATCCAGATCCTTTATATCCTAACAAAAAACTGACGTTGGGATATTCATACAGAACAACAAAAGATATTAAACGAGAACAAAAAGAAAATAATAGAAGTGGAATAAATATATCTAGGGATAATTATGGCCGAGTTACAAATTTAAAAACCAAAAATACAGACTCCGTTAGCGAAGTTAGACGGATTAATGAATTAATAGCAAGCGGAAAACTAAACACTATGAGTGACGACGAAATAAGAAAATATATTAAAAGAAAATAATCTGGAGGTAAACAATGCCAGAAATAACAAAACGTATAAAAAATGCCTGGAACGCTTTTACTTCCAGAGACCCGACTGAAGAATACGATATGTCGTATGGTGCGTCTTCGTCTTATAAACCAGATAGAGTTGTTTTAAGACGAGGAAACGAACGATCTATAGTTACATCGGTTTATAATCGTATAGCTATAGATTGCGCAGCTATTGATATTCGACATATAAAAACCGACGATGATGGCCGTTACAAAGAAGATATGAATTCTTCGTTAAATGACATTCTTACTGTTGAAGCTAATATAGATCAGACTGGAAGATCGTTTATTCAGGATGCAGTAATGTCTATGCTTGATGAGGGTCACGTAGCACTTGTCATCACAAAGGCGGACATTGATCCAAACTCGTCAGAATCTTATAATATAGGAGCCTTACGAACTGGTCGCGTTACACAATGGTTCCCTAAGGCTGTTAAAGTCGATCTATATAACGAAGATATAGGGCGGCATCAGGAGATAATACTTCCTAAGAAAAATGTCGCAATAATAGAAAACCCACTTTACGCTGTAATGAATGAGCCAAACTCTACGTTACAGCGTTTAATACGTAAGCTGAATTTGCTCGATGTCGTTGACGAGCAGAGTGGATCTGGAAAATTAGATTTAATAATCCAGCTTCCTTATGTTATAAAGACGGAAACTCGAAAACAACAAGCCGAGAAACGTCGAAAAGACATCGAAATGCAGTTAAGTGGTTCTAAATACGGAATCGCATATACCGATGGAACTGAGCGAATCACCCAGTTGAATCGTCCGGCAGAAAACAATTTGTTGAAAACTATCGAATACCTGACGAGTATGCTATACGGCCAGTTAGGAATGACGGAAGAAATCTTCAAAGGGACTGCAGATGAGAAAACTATGCTTAACTATTACAATCGTACGATAGAACCAATACTTAGCGCGATTGTTTTAGAAATGAAACGAAAGTTCTTATCTAAAACTGCTAGAACTCAGCATCAGTCTATAGCGTTCTTTAGAGATCCGTTCAAGCTCGTGCCTGTTCAGGAACTCGCGGACATATCAGACAAATTAACTCGAAATGAAATCGCATCTCCTAATGAAATACGATCAGTAATTGGGTGGAAACCTTCTGATGATCCAGAATCTGATAAGTTACGAAATCGTAATATAAGTCAAAGTAACGCAGAACCGGAATCAAATGGAGAAACGCAACCACCTGGAGAAGGCGGCGAATCTCAGCAGGATAGCGGTGTTCAAGAGTTTATTAATAATTTATAGTTTTATGAGAGGAAATCAAAATGGTAACAGAAAATTATGATTTTAGTGGCTGGGCTACTAAAAACGACATTCGATGTACTGACGGTAGAACTATTCGTCAGGATGCATTCAAAGAAAATGATGGCCAGATAGTACCTCTTGTTTGGGGACATGTTCATGATGACCCTACAAATGTTTTAGGTCATGCGTTATTGGTTAATAAACCGGAAGGTGTTAGAGCGTATGGAAAATTTAACGATACCGAGAAAGCTCAGCATGCTAAATCAGCAGTTATGAACAGAGACGTTACGCATCTTTCGATTTATGCAAATAAACTAAAGCAGAATGGCGGGGACGTTCTTCATGGAGATATAAAAGAAGTAAGTCTCGTTCTTGCCGGAGCTAACATAGGCGCGTTTATCGATGTTCCATTTATAGAACATGGCGAAGATGACGATCCTTTCGAAGCTGTTATTTATAGTGGCGAAGAAATTGAGCTGGTTCATTCAGAGACAGAAAAAGAGGATGAGCTGGAACATGCTGAGCCAGAAAGTAAAGAGGAAAAAGAAGATATGGCTGAAAATGAAAAAACAATCAAAGATGTTATCGACACGATGAATGAAGAGCAGAAAGAAGTTATGTACTACATGATCGGAGAAGCTCTTGACGAAACCGGTTCATCAGACGATAGCGAATCAGAAGAAACAGAAGTAGAACATTCCGAAGAAGGAGAAAATGAAAAAATGGCATACAACGTATTTGATGAAGAAAGCAGAAGAACTAACGTACTGAGCCACGATGATATGGAGGATATCGTTAAGCTTGCTAAGACTTCTCAGGTGGGGTCGTTCCAGACAGCTCTGAATATTTTCGCAGAAGAAAATGGTCTTGAGCTTCAGCATGATGCAGTTAGCTCAGGTTTTATTCAGACCCCTGTAACTACTGGAGATCTCACAGTTGAAGCTCTGTTCCCAGAATACAGAGACGTTAGACCTGGCGCACCAGAACTTATCACGAATGATCAGGGTTGGATTTCCGTAGTTCTGAACAAGGTTCATAAGAGCCCAATCAGCAGAATCAGAACAGGACAGGTTGATATTAGAAATATCGAAAGTGCCCATGATGATCTGAGAGCTAGAGGATATCAGAAGGGTAAGCAGAAGTCCCAGACTGGAAACTTCAAGCTTGTAAGAAGAACAACAGATCCGCAGACAATTTATGTAAAGAGTGCTCTGCATAGAGACGACATCGTTGATATAACAGATTTCGATTATGTTCAGTATCTGTATAATATCGATAGAATGCAGCTGAACGAAGAGCTGGCAACAGCTATCCTGTTCGGTGATGGAAGAGATGATTCCTCAGCTGATAAGATCTTCCCAGAACATATTAGACCAATCTGGACAGATGATGATCTGTATACTATTCACTATGATATCGATATGGATGCTGCTAGAGCAGAACTTCAGGGAACTGACACTGCTACATATTTCGGAGATAATTTCGTAAGGGCAGAAGCAATGATAAACGCTTGTCTGTATGCTAGAGAGAACTATAAGGGTTCCGGTACTCCAGACATGTTTATTCATCCGCATGAACTGAATGTTATGCTTCTGGCAAGAGATAGGAATGGTAGAAGAATCTACGATTCAAAGGCTCAGATGGCTTCAGCATTCAATGTAGGAAATGTTTACACTGTTGAACAGATGAATAACAAGACAAGAACTTCTGGAACCGGTGCGGCCGCTAGAACTAAGAAGCTTCTGGCCCTGATTGGAAATCTTAGCGATTATTCGCTGGGTGCAACTAAGGGCGGAGAAATCACTCACTTCACTCAGTTCGACATCGACTTCAACCAGGAGAAGTCTCTGCTTGAAACTAGATGTTCAGGAGCACTTACTAGGGTTTATTCCGCAATCGCAATTGAGGAAGATATAACTTCTACGGGCGCTACTGGAGCAACTGGAGCATAAAAATCAAAATGAGGAGAATTTTGTAAAATGGCTAAATGGTTTGGAAAAGTAGGATATGCTACTACAGAAGAAACATCGCCTGGCGTATGGGAAGAACAATACACTGAAAGAGAATATTATGGCGATTTAACAAGAAATCATAAGAGATATGAGAACAGTCAGTATCTTAATGATAATATAACTCTTCAGAATGAAATAAGTATTGTTTGCGACCCATACGCATTACAAAATTTTCAATTTATAAGATACGTTGAGATTATGGGCGCTTTTTGGAAAGTTGCAGCAGTGGATGTCCAATATCCGAGGCTTGTTTTAAGCGTTGGCGGAATATACAGTGGTAAAACAAGTGATAATAACTGATTTGGGAGGACTATACAATGGGAAGCAGACTAGAATTGCAGACCGAGTTAGAAGAATTGCTCGGGAGTAAGAATGTGTATTATCAACCTCCGGAATCACAGAAACTGATATACGACTGTATTGTTTACCAGAAACGGGATATTAGAACAAATAATGCTGATGATATAAAGTATTTATTTAATAATTGTTATGAACTTACTTTAATATATCGTAATCCAGATAGCGATTTATCGGAAAACGTATTACGACATTTTCAATATTCATCATTCGAACGACATTTCACATCAGACAATTTAAATCATGATGTGATAATAATATATTATTAACGGAGGAATAATAATGGCAGTACTTAAATGGGATGAAACAGGCGAACGTCTGTACGAAACAGGTGTGAAGCACGGTGTTCTGTATCCGGTCGGTACAGATAATGCAGCTGGAACATATCCACTTGGCGTTGCTTGGAACGGTCTCGTAAACGTTAACGAGACTCCATCAGGCGCCGAGTCCAATGCTCAGTATGCTGATGATATCAAGTATTTGAATCTGATCTCAAATGAAGAATTTGGAGCTACTGTTGAGGCGTTTACTTACCCACCTGAATTTGCAGAATGTGATGGATCAGCTATGATCGGGGAAGATAGTGGCGTATATATCGGTCAGCAGGGCAGAAAGATGTTTGGTCTTTCATATGAGACTCAGATTGGAAACGATCAGTTGGGTACTGATTATGGATATAAGCTTCATCTGGTATACGGTTGCCAGGCTTCACCTTCAGAGAAAGGATACTCAACGATCAACGATTCACCAGAAGCGATCACTTTCTCATGGGAGATCAATACAACACCAGTTCCTGTAGCGGGTTATAAGCCTACTGCAATCATCACCATCGATTCAACGAAATTCGATACGCCGGCTAAGAAAGCTAAGCTTGAAGCACTGAAGACCAAGCTTTATGGTTCTGCTAATGCAGAAGCTTATCTGCCGCTTCCTGAAGAAGTATTTGAAACTCTTGGCGTAACTCCTGGCGGAGCTACTGGAGCAACAGGCACGACTTCATAAATTTATTGATTATTTGAGGGCGGTCGATTTCTCGACCCCCTCTTTTTATTAGAAAGGAGCATACGATGCTTAAAAAGACTATAACATATACTGATTATAACGGTACGGAAAGAACTGAAGATTTCTATTTCAATCTCACAAAGGCTGAGATATTGGAAATGGAATTATCTACAGAAGGCGGGCTTCAGCAGATGATTGAAAAGATAATAGCTGCTCAGGATATGCCCGCTCTTAGCAAATATTTTAAGGAAATAATACTTATGTCATACGGTGAAAAATCTCCAGATGGTAAACGATTCATTAAGAATCAGGAAATAAGAGACGAATTTGCACAGACGGAAGCTTTCTCAGAATTATATGTCAATCTGGCCACGGATGATGTTGCTGCGGCTGATTTTATAAATGGTGTAGTTCCTGCGGCTCCAGTTACTGAGGAAGAAAATAATCTTTCGGTAATAGAAGCAGAGTAATGCTTACAATAATCGTTCCATCTTCCGAGTTGTATGACGAAAAAAATAATGAATTTATACAAATAAAAGAACAAACGATAGTGCTAGAACACTCTCTAGTTTCCATTGCAAAATGGGAATCAAAATGGAAGAAATCTTTTTTATCTACGCAGGAAAAAACCGTTAATGAATGGGTTGATTATATTCGTTGTATGACAATCACAAAAAATGTTAACCCATTAGTTTATAAAACAATAAATAATTCTGCTTCAGAGGCAATAAAACGGTATATGAATGATCCAATGACTGCCACATATTTTTCTGATAATGGTTCTAAAAATGCTGGTAGGAGCATTGTAACTGCGGAAGTGGTTTATTACTGGATGATTTCTCTTGGTATACCGTTTGAGTGCCAGAAGTGGCATTTTAATAGACTTATGGCATTAATACGAGTTTGTGATATTAAAAATAATTCTGGTAAGAAGATGAGTCAACGAGAAATATTGACTCGAAACCAAGCGTTAAATGAAGAACGGAAACGAAAGTATAAAACAAGAGGATAAAAAATGCTCAAGGTAACAGTAAAAGGCGATTTTACAAACACAAGTCGTTATCTTGAAAAAATGAGTCATAAAGAATTTCTTACAAAAGTTATGACGTATGCTGAGATGGGCACTGATGCTTTGGAGAAATATACACCAAAGGATACTGGATTTACTGCTCAATCTTGGTATAGCGAAATAGAAGAAAGTGATGATAGTCTTGTGATTCGTTGGAAAAATTCACATATTAATAAGAATGTACCGATTGCAATAATATTGCAATACGGTCACGGAACAGGAACTGGTGGGTATGTTCAAGGGCGAGATTATATTAATCCCGCATTGCAACCAGTTTTTGATGATATTGTTAAGCTTATTCAGAAGGAGGTTAAATCGTAAATGCCTGGTAACGTATTAGACGAAAATGTTGTCATTCTACGGTTTGATAACTCTGATTTCGAGAAAAACACAAAGCAGAGTATGGAGTCTCTGGATAAGCTTAAAAACTCTTTGAATGAAGATGCTGGAGAGTCATTAAAAGGATTAAGCAATGCTGCTAATTCTGTAAATTTAAGTGGCCTTGGAAAAAGCATTGATACTATTAATAGCCGATTCAGCACCATGGGCATTGTTGGAATGTCCGCTATAAATAAATTAACCTCATCAATGATGTCGTCAGTTTCGAATATTGTTAAAGCAATACCGAAACAGATGATACAGGGTGGTTGGAAAAGAGCTCTAAACATTGAACAAGCCGAATATCTTATGAAAGGCTTGGGTGTTAAATTTGACGGGTTCTTTGATAAGACAACAGGAAAATTTGAGGGTGTTAAAGGCGCTGTATTAGCTTCCGTAAACGACACTCGTTATGGTCTTGACGAAGCGGCTAAAGCTGCTGCTACTTTACTAGCTTCTGACGAGAAATTAGCTGATAATGCTGAACTATTAGCAAATAGACTTAAAGCTATCTCTGGTGTAGCCGCGGTAACAAGTTCGGATTACCAGTCAATATCGTATATATTTACGAAAGTTGCTGGCCAAGGACGAATGATGTCCCATGAACTTAATATGTTATCTCAGAGAGGTTTTAACGCTGCTGTCGAGATAAGAAATTACCTTAATCAGAATGAAAAGGTAAAAGATCAGGCTCTTGCTAATGCTATAGCCATGGGTAAACAAACCAAGAAGATGGAAGAAATCGGTACCCATGCTAAATTAACAGAAGCTGATGTTAGAGAAATGGTGTCTGCTGGTGCAATCAGCTTCGATATAATGTCTAATTCATTGTTGCATTTCTTTGATACAGCCGCTGGTGCAAATGAGACTTATGAAGGTTCGTTAGCAAATGTCAAGGCTGCATTCAGCAGAATGGGTGCTCAGTTAGAAGAACCAAAATTAAAGAATTTAACTAAAATCTTTAATTACTTATTGCCTGTGTTGAAGAGATTCGAGTCATTCATAGAGCCATTCACAACTAAAATAGCTACTTTTTCTGGAAAAGTAACAGATTTTATTGGAAATGGTTTAATAAACCCATTAGGTAAAGCTCTTGGTTTAAAAAACAAGGATCTTTTTCACGGGTTTGCTAAAAATGTAGAAGATGCAGCTAAGAAGATAGACGAGTCTAATAAGAAAAATCAGAAATCGTCAGATAAAACCAAGGATAAATTATCAGATCTTAGCAGAGAATATCAGGCGGCAAGAGATATATGGTATAAGGGAACTTATGGTAATGGGCAGCGTCGTAAAAACGCTCTTGAACAATTAGGCATTAGTTATCAGAAAACCCAAGATATAATAAATCAATTTTATAGAGACGGTTTTAAATGGGATAATATAGAAAAGCAGCTCACAAAGAGTTCTGAAGAAACAACCAAAGCTAATGAAGAGCAGACCGAGTCAACAAAAGAAGTTGTTCAGGAAACAAGGCGTTACACCGCCATGGAAGCTATAATAAAAAGTTTAGTCAATGTTCTTGGTGCTGGTAAATTAGCTTTTGATGGTATTAAAAATGTAATAGCTACTGTGGCCGGAGTAATTAGACGAATATTAACTCCCGGTGTAAAAGCTGGTGCTAATGGTTTTGCCGCATTAACAGATAAACTTCTAAGTGCGGCTAAGAGATTTAACGAATTTTCGAAAGCATTTAGAAAAGGCTTAGATTCTAAAGAGTGGCGTGAAAAACATAAAATAATAAACACGTTGTTTACTGGAATGGGCGCTGCTATATTGGTAGTAAAAAATATCATAACTGGTTTTATAGATAAAATTAGAGAGTTCTTTTCTCAGTTTTCAGTATCTGAAGGCTTTGAAGAATTAAAAGAACAACTTAAAGAATTACTACCGATTATAAAAGAATTCGCCAGTGGTAAATTACAAAAAGTTTTAGATTATTTCAAACAACTATCAAATGTTGGAGGATCAAAAGGTGTCAGTAATGCCGTATCATTGTTTTCAAACATGTCGAAAGGTCTGGCCAACTTCATATCTAATACAAAAAAAGGGATAAATCCTTTAGAATCTTTTATTGGTATATTTAAACGGGTTAAAGATTCGTTTTCGTTTGATTCTTTATCAAAAGCAGCGGTTAATACAGGGGTCACTGCCTTGTCCACCAAAAATAGCGCGATAGGAGCAGTAACAAAAGCATCCAAAGAAATTAAAAAAGCGCATGTTTCTGAGAATTTTACTAAAGCAACTGATTCTATAGTTAATTTCTTTAATGGAATATCTAAACCAGCTAAAAAGATAGATTATAAAGATAGCTTTAATAAAATTTTAGAGGCATTTAAGAATGCTGATTGGGATAAAATATCAACTATCGCATTAAAAGTTGGCGGTTTGGCAGCAATGTTTAAAACTGTCAAGGATATGGGCGATTTAATACATGCCGCAGCTGGAACGCTTGGATCTATTTCCGGTTTCTTTTCTTCTTTGAGTGGTATAGCTGAAGCGTATCAGTCGCAAATAAAAGTTAAAACTTTCCAAGTAGTAGCTTTAAGTTTAGCTATATTAATTGGTGCTATAGTTGCATTGGCAACGGTTCCAACTGATAGACTTATACCAGCTATGGCTGGAGTGTTAGTTATTTTAGGAATGTTGATAGCTACTGTAACATTGTTAAATAGCCCTAAATTCGATCCAACTCGGATGAAAGATATAGGTATAGCATTTGCCGGAATGGGCGGTGCATTACTTATGGTTGCCGCAGCGTGTAAGATACTTGCTGGCATAGATGGTGACGATTTGTTTAAAGCTGGGGTTGTAATAACAGCGTTCATAGGCATGTTTATCTTAGCATCTAAAGCGAAAGGTGAAATCGCTAAAGCTGGTATGACTTTCCTAGCCATGGGTTTAGCTATTGACGCATTAGTATTTGCTGTTGGAGCGTTCGCCATTATGCCATGGGCTGTTATATTGAAGGGCGCCGCGGTCGTTGCTATGATCATGGCTGAATTATCTTTAGCCGCAAAAATAGCAGCCAAAGCTAATCCTAGTGGGTTGTTAGCAATGGCGGCAGCTCTGGATCTACTTATACCAGCAATAATAGTATTCTCAATAATGCCGGTTGACAAGGCGTTGCGAGGTGCTACAGTAGCATGCGGTATAATTGCCATGCTTGGCTTGGCGTCAAGGGCCGCCGGAAAATCTGCTGGCAATATGATGACAATATTCACCATAGCCACAATGATAACATCATTAACCGCGGCTTTGGTTATTTTATCGCTTATTGACGGAAAGAAATTAATTATGGCAGCATCAGCCTTAACTGGAACAATGACAGCTATAGCTGTGGCTGCCGGGATAGCCAATAAATCGAAAGCCGGAATAGCACTTATGGCATTAGTCATAGGAATGATATCAGCATCCATCATAACAATAACAAAGATGGATGGTACAAAAGAGGCTATTCGGGTGGCAACACAACTTAGTTTGTTTGCGTTTGCTATGAGTTTGGCATTTTATGTCTTTTCTAAAATACCTATGGCGGCTTTACCAGACGCATTATTAGGAATAGCCTTAGCATTAGGTATAGTGGCGTCTATAATAGCTATAGCTGGTGGTCTTAATAAAATAAAAGGTGCAAGAGAATTTATAAATGGCGGATGTCAGCTTATAGGCGAGGCTATAGGAACTTTCTTTGGAAGTATAGCCGGTTCATTTATGTCGGCATCTTCTAAAGCACTTCCACAAATGGGGGCAAATCTTTCAGCATTTATGGAAGAAATAAAACCATTTATAGATATGGCCGCGGATATAGATAAGGATTCTACAAAAGGCATTCAGAATCTAGCAAGTGCCATAGTTAATTTAACCAAAGCAGAATTTCTTGACCAGCTTTCGTTATTTGGAGGATCATCATCTATTACGAATTTTGCTACTGAGTTGACAACGTTTGCACAAGGTTTTGTTGACTTCTCAAAGATTGTAAATAAGATAAAAGACGACAGTGTTGATAAAATCACTAAAATAACCACAATAATATCGAAGTTGGTTATATCAGCGAATAAAATTCCAAAAACTGGCGGACTAGCTGAGAAAATTACTGGTAGAGCTGATATAGAATCTTTTATTGATGGGATACTTTCAATTGCAAAAGCGTTAGGTAATAACGGAAAGGGTATCGGGTTAAACGAACTTAAAATACCTAAGGATCTTTTGGGTGATAATGGTAAAATTACAAAAATTGTCGATGTTATGTCGGCATTGGCTACAGCTAGTAAGAAATTACCAAAATCTGGAGGTCTTCAGCAAGGTTTAACTGGTAATACTACTTTAGCGGAATTCGGAGGGCAATTAGCTTCGTTTGCCTCATCATTCTCAACATTTTTAACAAGTGATATAGATGTTGACGACAAATTCCTTGGTGATGATGGAATAATAGCTAAGATATGTTCTGTTATATCAACTATGGTAACGGCTGCTAATAAAATACCAGATACTGGCGGTTTAGTTAGTGTGTTGAAAGGTGATAACACACTTAATAGATTCGCTTGGCAGTTGGCGTCTATGGTTCCAACACTTAAATACTTTATTAACCAGGTCGGAAGTGAAAATTTCGATCTAACTAATATTGGTAAAGTGTCGCAGATTTCTGAAGCTGTTAAACAAATGGCTTTGGCTGCTAAAAAAATACCAGATATCGGAGGAGTTAAAGGCGCGGTATTTGGTGGAAAAGATCTCGGTAAATTTGCTAGACAACTTGCGAAGTTCATACCTGGATTCAATGAATTCTCGAAAGGTGTTGGTAATAGTGAAATCTCCGATGATGTTCTTAATAAAATACCAAAAATAACAACTGCTATTAGCGCAATGGCCCAAGTTGCTAAATCACTTCCAAAATCTGGAGGATGGGCTCAAAAGTTAGTTGGCGAAAAGAATCTAGGCAAATTTGGTGGTCAACTTAAAACTTTATTATCGTCTTTATCTGGTGTAGAACTCAACGTTGATGTTAGTGCTCTTAAAAATGCTGGCGATGGGTTATCAGCAATAGTCCCATCCTTAAAAATATTTAGGGATGCGATGCCTATTCCTGCAGGTGAGAATTTGGCTTCGTTGGGAAAGAATGCAGCTTCTTTCGCTGGATCGTTAAGTGGTGATATTACTAAAGGATTATCCAAGAAGGCAAGTTCAATCAGTTCAGCTGTAACAGAACTTGGAAAGGCTGCTAAGAAAGGCGCTAAATCTCTTGGACAGACTTCAGGTTTTAAAGCTGCGGGTAAGTCTTTAGGCGGTGAGTTTGCTAGCGGTATAGCGGCTAAAAAGAAAGACGCTCATACAGCAGGATCGTCGTTAGGTAAGCGAGCTGTAAGCGGCGCTAAATCTAAAGACATCTATAATTCCATGTACAACGGCGGTAAGCACGTTGCGAATGGATTTGTCAAAGGAATCAAAGATAAGAAGCAATCTGCTTATGACGCTGGTTATGCGTTAGGTAGAGCCGCAAAAAAGGGACAGAAAGACGCTACTAAAGAGAGTTCCCCAGCTAAAGAGTTTATTAAAGGCGGTAGATTTGCTGGAGAAGGATTAGTTATTGGTCTTAAGTCTTATAATCGTAAAGCGTATAAAGCTGGTTATCAACTTGGCGATCAGACAGTTATTGGCCAATTGGACGGTATAACACACGCTATCGATGACATATCAGATCCTATAATAACACCGGTAATAGATCTTTCGCGGGTTGAGCGTGGTTTAGCGTCTCTTGATAACGATTTCTCAAGAAATAGTGCCGTTGGTATTAATACCAGGTTCGAAGCAGCAGATGTTAGAACAAACAACATACTTTCAGAAGTCGTTAAGTCTATGAATAAATTAAACAATCAAAATCAAGCAAATAATTACTATAATATAACGGTTGACGGTGCAGAGAATCCTGAAGAATTTGCTAATAGATTTCTTAGGGAGATACAGTTAGAAGTGAGGACTGGTTAATATGGCAAATAAAAAGAAACCACCTTCTGGTTTAACATTAACCCGATCTAAAAATAAATTTACTGCCGGATGGGTAATGACAGTAAAAAAATACAAGCAGGGTCAGAATGCGAAACGTATTATAATGGTTAATGGAACACCAGATGAATATACGTTTACGAAAATTGAAGTCCCAGGAACCGCTACATCTGTATCTTTTGATCTAGATCCTAATAAATATTATCCAATAACAGAAGATAGTATTTTAGAATCTGTTGAATTTAGAATAAGAGGTAAAATAAAAAAGGGTACCAACGAGAAGAAAGTTTTCACTGATTGGGTCACTCTTACTAAACCAGTATTACCTCCTGCAGAACCAGAAATAACACACGGGCAAACTTCTGGATATTCAACGACGTTCACGATCGATTTGTTAAAACATGTAAATGAGAATACTGGTGATTCATTTTACTGGGGGACACATTACGAACATCGATCCGTTCTTAGATTGAATGAGAATGAGCAGAAAGCCGAGGATATTCCAGAAGAAGCCTGGAGTGAAATAACGAGACAACCTATAACCGATCCGGTTACTGAGCAGGATGCAACGTCTATACCGATCGTTATAACAGAGAGTGCTGAAAGCATTCAGCAAATTACAGAGGCAGATAATGCTGTAAGGTGGCTTCAGTCAAGAGTTCTGGGTCCTGGTGGTGCGTCGAAATGGTTTTCGGATCATATAACATACTCTAAGCCAAAGCCAGTAACGAACACCAAAGCCACGGCCATGACAAACAGTAGAAACGGATATGATTGTGCTGTAAGTTGGACATATACCAACACAGTTAACTATCCTGTTGATACTATAAAAATAGAGTATTCGTTTGCTACACCAAACGCTGATATGTCTCCATCATCTCCAAGTTGGTCAGAGGCGGTTATAGGCGGCGACAACACCATAACTCCTAAATATATTCCAGGTGTAGATACGTATGATACAAACGTTAGTTTTGAAATAACTGATACTCCGGGCTCGTCTGATCAAATCTTATATATTCGAGTTAATACCATACATAATAGTATAACTACACCTGGCGATTATTGTATTTGCACAGATGCTAATGGTGAGACACCGACTTTCGAAGAGGTCTTGGGAAAACCGAGCGATTTAGAGGTCACTCAAGGTGTCGGTAATCTTATATCAGTGACAGTTACAAATAATTCGTCAGTTGAGGACACTTTTCTTGTAATACGATATCTTTATGAAGATGGATCTTATGAAGATATTGGTATACAGGAAACGGGTGGCAATACTCAGTCGTTCACTATAACAACTGAAACGCCGCCTGATTATACCGGACGTTATGGTATAGGCGTTTATGCGGCTGTTGGGTCTTATACAGGAACTGTTATCGGTACAGATCCTACGTATACTGTTTACACCATAACTAGTACATTTAAGTCAAATCTTGAAATCTATGGTGGAGAAATACCACTTCCTCCAGAAAACATAACATTAGATCATTTAGGCGACGGTAATGTCAGAGTGCAGTGGGATTGGAAATGGACTGATGCTGATTCTGCAGAAATAGCATGGTCAGATTATGCAGAAGCACTTAATTCCACAGATCAACCATCGTCTTATATAGTATCAAACTCACAAGGCAATTCAGTAATTGTCAGGGGGCTTGAACTTGGTAAGACATGGTATTTTTGGGTTAGGCTTATTAAAGTAAATACTGCAAGTATATGGTCTGATAGGAAATACAAATCGCTTAGTTCAGCACCAAATAAACCTACTTTAACAGTTACGAATGATTATGTAACCATGGCTGATTTGGTCACGGCTAACTGGGCATTTGTATCGACAGATCAGACAGAACAGCAATCAGCGCAAATATACGAATGTACTGTTGATGGTGATTCTGTTACTTACGATCGTTTACTGGCCCAAATTCCAAACGAGGAGCAGACCAATCCTACAACACAATATATAACTCTGGACCCAAATGAATTGGGGTGGTCATCTGGTAATAAATATTATCTATCAGTTGTTACTACTTCTGAATCTGGATTGACTTCTGAATATTCGTCACCGGTATCCGTAACAGTTGTTGACCCGATATCTTGTTCAATAACCGAAAGTTCTTTGCTACCATCAGCGACTGATTACGATCCTAATACTTCTTATTCGGTCGGAGACTATACCATACAAAGAGTAACTGGTCCAGATGATGAAGAAGTAAGTATCTTATATAAATGTGTTGCTGACACGACTGGCGAATGGGATCAGGATGATTGGATTCAGGACGAAAACCAATTATTCCAGGAATTAAGAACTCTCGGAACAAATGGAAACGAGTTTGTTATTAGTCCGAGTGCTGTCGGTAATATAGTGACATCAACTATAGTAATAACCCGAGCTAGTAATTATTTTGTTGATCGTCCAGATGGTGGAACTTATGGTGGTTATGCTGGAGAGACAATTCTTCAGATGTCGCATGAAGGTCTTGGAGATTTTGTAATAACACAGGACGACCTGTATGGGTATTTAGATGATGGTGCATATTATAGGCTTACTCTCAGAGTAGTTGATAACTATGGCCAGTTCGCAAGTTCAAGTTATATTTTCAGAGTATCATGGACTCATCAGGCTGTAGAACCAGAAGCAACGGTCGAAGTTGATAAAGATAACATGGCTGTTAAAATACATCTTTCCGATCTTGAAAATGTTGAAGATGGCGATGTATGTGATATTTACAGAATTTCTGCAGATAAAATAACTATGCTGTATCCAAATGCGATTTTTGGTGAAACGTATGTCGATCCGTATCCTACCATCGGCGATCAGGGCGGTCATAGAATTGTTTATAGAACGTATAATGGTGATTATATAACTTCTGAAGGTAGTCCAGCATGGATAGATCTTCAGGCTGAAGAAGGCGATTATGTTGAGTCCATGTCGCATTTGATTGATTTCGATGATGATCAATTGGAAGTTCTGCTGAATGTTGACATGAGTAATGCGTGGGCTAAAGATTTCCAGAGCACAAAGTATCTTGGCGGATCAACCCATGGCGACTGGAATGTTGGAGTCAGCAGGACCGGCAGTATGTCAACAAATATCATGACAAATGATCAAGACACCATGGCTACGATAAGAGCTTTAGCTATGTATGAGGGTATTTGCCACGTTAGAACTAAGGATGGTTTGAATTATATGGCAGATGTTCAGGTGAATGAGTCTATTCCATTTACATCGTATAACGATCCTAACGGTCAGACAACGAAAGTTGGAAACTATTCATTGAATATTACTCAGATAGATTCTTCCATGGTTGACGGTTTAACACTTGAAGAATGGGAAGAAATGATTGAGGATGAAGAAGAATGATTAATTGGAATGAAGGAATAACGGCGAGATATTATGCTTCGGTTGTTGATCAATCTACATGGCAGGATATCTCGTCTTTTGACATTTCAGGTGGATCTATTAAATACTCAGATAGTGGAGTTAGAGAGTCTGCGGATCTTAACTGTAGTAATATTAGTCCGGATAATGAGTTTTGGATGCGTATCTATTTCGATATAGAACAGGGGAGTAACCATGATAGAATTCCGTTATTTACTGGTTTAGCAAGTGTTCCAGATACATCATGGGTCGGGCAATTTAATACGAGTAATCTACAGTGTTATTCTGTGTTAAGTGTTACTGAGAAAGTATTCCTCCCATTGGGATGGTATGCGTCGGCTGGTGCTAACGGAGCTAGAACAATACGAGATCTTTTGTCTGATTCAACACCAGCTCCTATAGTTATCGAAGGAGTTTCGCCTAATCTTTCACAGTCGATTATAGCTGAAGGTAGTGAATCTAAGCTATCCATGGTTGATAAAATCTTAAAAGCTATTGACTGGAGGATTAAGATTCGTGGAGATGGTACAATTGTGATTTGCGATTTAGCTGATGATATCTCGGCGAATTTTAATTATCTTAATAACGATATAATTGAGATGGATGTACAGGTTGCCAGAGATATGCACGACATACCGAACGTATTTCAAGCAATTAACAACGACATGATAAGTGTTGCTAGGGATGAGGATCCTAATAGTCCATTTTCAATTATTAATCGTGGGCGAGAGATCTGGATGCAAGAAACAAACTGTGTCTTGAACGATGATGAAAAAATAGGTGAATATGCTCGTAGACGCCTTAAGGAAGAACAAAAATTATACAGAACAATCAGTTATAATAGAAGGTTTCTTCCTGATATAAGGCCTACGGATATGGTTGCAATAAATTATCCACAACAAAACATTAATGGAATTTTTGAGATCCAATCGCAAACCTTAGAACTTAGTTATGGTGGAAGAATCTCAGAACAAGTATATGGGATATAAAATAGGAGGTTAATATGTCTGCTGGAATATCTAAAATGGTAAGGGATTTTACCAAAACCATGAAACAATCCAACAACATAAAAACCTCCCCCTATGACACACAGGCAGAGGTTCAGAGGATAGAAGGCGATATTGCTTGGGTACATATTCCTGGCGGTGTGGATGTGACACCTGTAAAGTTGACTTTGAATGCAACAAAAGGGGATATTGTTCAGGTTCGTGTTAGTGGTGGAAGCGCATGGCTTACAGGAAACTTATCGGCACCTCCGACAGATGACACCAAGGCTAATATTGCTGATGGTAAAGCAACTACTGCAAAAGTTGAAGCGGGAGTGGCAAAAGAAACAGCTGTTGTAGCTGATACAAAAGCTACAGACGCTAAAGAGACTGCCGAAGCAATACTTATCTACGATCATACTTATGAGATCAAAGAGGTTGAGGGCGTTTTATCAGCTGTATTCCAGGCTCAGGTTTACCAGGGTGGAATAGATATACATGAGCAGTTTAATCCCGATTGGTTCGCCTGGTATTTGAAAAATGAATCATCCGATCAACCTGAATATCTTGGAGCAGGGTATACAATTACAGTAGCTTTAAGTGATTGCGGTTACGGTTCAGAGGTAATCGGCCAATTAGATCTTAATGACGATTCAGAATTACTGACACATGATAGTTCTAATTTAACAAATCAAAATGGGAGTAATTATTCTGTAAGAGCAAGTGGTGATTCAGTCAGGGTCACTGATTTGCAGGTTAAAACATCTGTATATGACGTTGAAAAACTCATGGTTGTCGGAGTTTCTGATGAACATCTTATAACTCTTGATACGTTATATTCATACATTAAAAACCGTCTTGAAGACGAAGTTATATATTGTGGTTCTAGTACAGATTTAGTGGGGTGATTGAATGCTGCATACGAGAATACGGTCGAAAATCGATACGACTGCTCATTGGAATGCCGCGACAACATTTATTCCGCTAAAAGGAGAAGTAATCGTATATTCTGATTATGCGACTGAAACAGTTGATGGAGTATTAATTGATATTCCGAATTTCAAAGTCGGAGATGGACTTGCTTATGTTCCGGATCTCCCTTTTGTTGGAGACGATCTCAGAGAGACTTTGTCAGCGCATCTTCTTAATACTGCCGCGCATATTACACCAGAAGAACGTTTATATTGGAATTCGAAAGTCCGGTGCTATATGGGCACAGAAGATGAAGGCGGTGCGCTAGTTGAAAATGAAGAACTGATATTTACAACAAATTAGGAGAATAAACATGGCAGATATTTCGAAAATTACATTACCTTCTGGTACTACTTATGATATTAAAGACACTGTGGCTAGAAATATGGCTGGTGGAGGAATCCAGCTTAAAGGAACCACAACAACAGCTTTGACTGACGAAGCTACAACTAACCCTATTGTAATAAATGGTGAGAGTTATACTGCTATTAACCAAGATGCAGTATTTTATGGCAAGAAAGAATTTGTGTTCGATGGAACCATGTGGCATGAATTTGGTGACATGTCTGGTCTTGGAGCACTTGCGACCAAAGATTCGGCAAGCGGTACAGTAGCAGTTCCTAAGACATACACTACTACAGTAACACCGTCAACTACAAGTAAATATGTTGCGTCAAGTGCTACGGGTGGTGGATCAGCAAGTAAGGAAACTGTAACAATAAGTAAGGCTGCAAGTGGAACTGCTACATACACACCGGAAGGAACGGTTGGAACGCCAACAATAACGGTAACACCATCAACAACTACTAAATATGTTGCTGCTAACTCTACAGGAGGCGGCTCAGTTACAGCAGGAACCGCTGCAAGTTTTACAGCTACCGTAAGTAATGAAACGCTTACATTGGGATGGACTGCTAACACACCAACAGCGGTTACACTTCCATCGTTCTCGAGTCAGACCATTGCTACTGGCATAACATCTGCAACTTCATCGCAGCCATCGTTTACCGGAACTGGTGCGCGTTTACAGACAGATAAAGAAGTATATACATCTGTAACCATGCCGTCGTTCAGTTCTCAGACGATTGCTACGGGTATATCTTCAGCGACAACTACAACCGCAACAACTGAAAACAAGACTGTAACGGTATCATAGGAGGTGGCTTATGGCTGATATAAGCAAGATTACACTTCCCAATGGCGGTGAGTATAACATTAAGGACGCAACTGCAAGAAGCGGCAAGCAAGACAAGCTCGTCAGCGGGACAAACATAAAGACCATCAATAACCAGTCTTTACTTGGTAGTGGAGACATCACTATATCAGGTGGTGCTGAAGTGCTTGTCGCAGAATTGGATTCTACTCCATTTTCTGATATCCAAGACGCAGCATTGAGTGGCAAGGCGGTCTTTGTCGTTACTACTGATGGAGATTCCTACTATGGTT